GCGGGACTTAAAGAGGTACCGATTGTTATCGCAGATAGCTTAACGGAGGAGCAACAGGCGGAGTTCATAATCAAAGACAATGTTGGGTTCGGTGAATGGGACTGGGACTTATTAGCGAACGAATGGGATGAGGAGTTATTGCAGGAATGGGGCTTGGACTTGCCTATTTTTTTAGGCGAGCCGTCACACGATGAGTTAATTGGCGAGGAGAAGGGAAAGCCAGCGACTATGAAAATAACCTTTGATAGTCCAGAGCAGCTACAAAAGGCGGAGATAGATATACAAGAGCTTTTAGATAGAAAGTATCAAGGGGCTTATTTTTCAGTTAGCGCAGGCGGGATATGAAATTAGAAATTGCATCAAACAAAGCCGTCAAGTATGCTTGCCTAAACTTCCACTACGCAAAGGCAGTTCCAACGTATTCTATTGGATATTCAGTTTTTGAGAATGGCGTCTGGTGCGGTGTTGTTTTATTTGGAGGCGGTGCGTCTGTAAATATGCCAACAAAATTTAATTTAAGAAATGGTCAGTATCTTGAATTAAACAGAATGGCTCTAAATGGAAAGCAATCTTCAACAAGCAAGGTATTAGCGTCTGCGATAAGGTTAATAAAAAAGAATTGCCCAACCGTAAAATTGTTATTTAGTTACGCAGACAAGGGACAGAATCACTATGGAACAATTTATCAAGCCACTAATTGGTATTACATTGAAGATATAGAAAGTAGTGGAACTGAATACCTACTAAACGGAATATGGAAGCACGATAGAGGTAGATACAACTGGGGTGTTGATTTTAAGAAGTTGCCAAAGCGAAAAAAAGCGGGGAAGCATAAGTATATTTATCCACTTGACAAGAGTTTAATTCCTATGTGTCAATCGTTAAGTAAACCTTATCCCAAAAAAGAAACCCCGACAAGCGGGGCTACTTTGAGCGAGGAGGTCGATTCGAACGCCACTTCTTAATTGGAGTATTAAGCGTGCAACCATTACACTTTCCTCGCAGGTGAAACAAATATAAAACAAAGATATGGTATGGACAAAACTGTACAACATAAAAAGGCAATGCTCGATGCATTAGAAAAATCGCTTGGAGTTGTAACCTCGGCCTGCAAGACGGTAGGCATTGGGAGAACTACGCATTACCTTTGGATGGATAGCGACCCCGAATACAAAGCAGCAGTCGAATCACTATCAGACGTTGCGCTTGACTTTGCAGAAAGCCAACTGCACAAGCAAATCAAGGACGGCAATTCAACCGCAACAATCTTTTTCTTAAAAACAAAAGGTAAGAAGCGGGGTTATGTAGAACGCCAGGAGTTGGACGTATCTACGGGCAAGATGTTTCAAATAGAAGTTCTTGGCAACGATACAGACCAATAAGGTATTTAACCACCTAATCAAAAGCGATAAGCGTATTATCGTTGAGCAGGGCGGTACACGGAGTGGGAAAACTTACAATATCCTGCTCTGGCTTATTTTCTATTACACCGAACGCAATACGGATAAAACGATAACCATTTGCCGTAAGTCGTTCCCTTCGTTACGGGCATCCGTAATGCGGGACTTCTTCGATATTCTTCGTAACCACGATTTGTACCGGGAGGACTACCACAACAAGTCCAGTCACGAATATCACCTAAACGGAAACCTTGTTGAGTTTATATCCCTTGACCAACCGCAAAAGATTCGGGGCCGCAAACGTAACCTTCTTTACATTAACGAGGCAAACGAGTTGTTTTACGAAGATTGGCAGCAGCTTATCTTTCGTACCGATGGGCGTATTATCCTTGACTACAACCCATCAGAATCCTTCCATTGGATTTATGACCGGGTAATACCACGTGAGGATTGCGACTTTTACCAAACCACCTACCTGGATAACCCGTTCCTTGACCAACAGATTAAGAATGAAATCGAACGGTTAAAAGAAACAGACGAGGACTATTGGCGTATCTACGGTCTTGGTGAGCGTGGTATGAGCCGTGCTACTATCTTTCAATTCGGAACATCTGAAATCCCACAAGAAGCAAAACTAATTTCATATGGCCTCGATTTCGGTTACACGAACGACCCCAGCGCCCTTGTGGCAGTCTACCAACACGGGGATAACTTATACTTGGACGAGCTGCTATACCGTACCGGGATGACCAACCGTGACCTCCATCACCACCTACAATCGTTAGGACTTGACCGGAGGGATGAAATCTTTGCGGATAGTGCCGAACCGAAATCAATCGAGGAACTGCACCGATTCGGTTGGAACATTAAACCAACGGCTAAAGGGCAAGATTCGATTAATGCAGGTATTGACATCCTGAAGCGGCACAAGATATTTGCAACCTCACGGAGCAACAATCTAATTAAAGAATTGCAGAACTACAAATGGACGGAGGACAAGAACGGCAATCTATTGAATAAACCTATTGACGTAATGAATCACGCACTCGATGCCAGCCGTTATGCCGTCTATAATAAACTTTCTAAACCAAACTACGGTAGGTATTCTATCCGTTGAGTTATTTATCTATGGAACTGAAATTAGTAGTACCAACATCGCTTGACGAAATCACGCTAGACCAATATCAGCGCTTTGCTCGTATTGAAGGTGAGGGAGAATTCAAGCAAATGAAGATGCTCGAAATCTTCTGCAATGTTCCATTTAGTGACCTGCCGAACGTCCGCCTGGTGGATGCGGTCAACGTCCTAAATACATTGGCCAAGACCCTATCCGAAAAGCCAGGTCTTACCAAGTTCATTGAATTGAACGGAACCAAGTACGGATTCATTCCCGCTCTAAACGAAATCTCGTTAGGGGAGTTTGTGGACTTGGACAGTTATATTTCAGATTGGGCAACAATGCACAAGGCAATGTCTGTATTGTACCGCCCGGTAACAAAAGAGAAGGGAGAACGCTACGATATTGAACCATACACGGCAACAGACGAGCGAGACGAGATAATGAAAGAGATGCCCGCATCCGTAGTGCTTGGAGCGCTGGTTTTTTTTTATCGTTTAGGGAACGTATTAGCAACACATACGTTGCGCTCTTTGGCCAAACAACAGACAACCCCTACACAAGAGAAGCGCAGTTCGGACAAAAGTGGGGATGGTATCAATCCATCTATGCACTTGCTGATGGAGATGTCCTCAAATTTGGAGACGTTACTAAACTTCCCGTCCACCAAGCTCTAACGTATTTGACGTTTGAAAAAGAGAAAAACGATATTGAATTAGCAATGATGAAGAAATGAGAAGTTTTTATTTAGCCACCCAAAAGATTAACGATTACCTATCCTCACACCCCTTGGTTAAGGTGGTAACCTTTGGCGATATCTTCGATGTTGACCTGAACAAGCAGACCATCTTTCCGTTGGCGCACATTATGGTTAACCAGGCCACATTCGCAGACCACGTAATACGCTTTAATGTATCGGTCTTGTGTATGGATATCGTAGACGAAACCAAGCAGGACATTCGCAACCAGAACGAGCCGTTCTTTGGCGTGGATAACCAGCAAGATATTCTGAACACGACTCTTGCTATCTTGAACGGATTGCAATCGCAACTACGCAGAGGCACGTTGTACACGGATAAGTTTGAGATTGAAGGTGACATTATCTGCGAGCCGTTCACGGAGCGATTTGAGAACCTGCTAACGGGATGGAACCTGACCTTTGATATGATTGTTCCCAATACCGAAATCTCTATCTGCTAATGCCACGCAAGGAACTTGTCCAAGCCGCATTAGAGCGATTTGCAAAGCGTGTAATCCAACAGGCGAGGCAGAACCTTACCAAGAAGAAAAAGAATAGCACAAAGGAGTTGTACAATTCTCTTGACTACGATTTGTCGGTTGGCCCAAACTCGTTTTCTCTTACGTTCTCAATGGAGGACTATGGCGAGTACCAGGACAAGGGCGTTAGTGGCGTAAAGCGCAAGTTCAACACCCCATACAAGTACACCAACAAGATGCCACCACCCAAGGCATTCGCTCAATGGGTAGTGCGTAAAGGCCTGGAGGGAGTACGGGATAAGAACGGACGATTTGTCCCACGCAAGAGTCTGCAATGGGCTATCGCAAAGTCGGTTTACAACAATGGTATTAAACCGAGTTACTTTTTTAGCGCACCGTTCAAAATGAACTTCGCCAAACTACCGCCTGATATTGTTAAGGCATTTGAATTAACCCCGGAAGACTTCCAAGCATTTACACGTAAATAATGGCTATACCTGTTGCAACTTTTCCGACTACGCCACAAATGGCAAGGTCACCAATCTTTATCACGTTGACTAAAGGTGCTGGAGGTACCGATGGCCTGATTAACGCTACGCTCACGCTGCGGATTTTTACCGGAGACCGCACTACAAGCCCAGCGATTGACTACACGTTATTCAAGGATTCAATCAGCGATGCACCTATTACGTTTGAAATCAGCGAGTTAATCCGTGAGAAGATTGCTTCGGTACTAAAAACCAGTACCACCAACACATACGAATTGTCTACGACTGAGGGCGTTTGGTGTAAGTTCTCGTTATCCTCCGAATATGTAGATGCGGGTACACCGGGTTCAGGTATTATCCAGAACAACCAATCATTTCTTGTTACGGACGGATGGTTAACATACCAAGAAGTATCAGGTAGCACGGTTACCACCGGACGGATGGTGACACCCCGCAGGTTGTATATCACGGGAGTTGACTATGCGATGCCTATTTACTTACCTGCCCGGATGTACTTCTTTTACCGGAATGTTGGTGGCAGTTGGCAAGGTGTCGCTAACTACACACCTGGAAACAATAGCAACACCCGAATCGTATACATTCCATACGACAAAACAAAAGCTCAGGCGTTTTTGGTTGCTGCAAGTTCTGCCGTAGTGCTAAACGATACGTTTGAAGTTGGGTTCGGAACGGATGCCGTAACGCCACAATTCACCTACACGGTGGAGCAGGTATGCGAACCTAAGTACACCCCGGTACGTATTTCATTCATCAACAAGTTTGGTGTAGTTGACTACCTGACCTGCTTCAAGGTATCTACCCGTTCAGGTTCGTTTACGGCAGAGCAGTATATGCCACAAATCAACATATCAGCAACAACACCTCAGTCGCTTACGCAAACAATGCAGAAGCGCAGATTTGACGTGAATAGCACCGAGGTTATCACGTTGAACACGGGTTGGGTGCAAGAGAACTACGATGACGTTATCCGTGAGCTGCTGATGAGCGAGAAGGTATCAATCAATTACGAAGGCGTGGAGTTCACGGTGAACCCGCAAGATTCGGGAGTAGATTACCAAAAGGAAATCAACCAAAAGATGATTAACTACACCTTGTCGTTTGAAATCGCTTGGGACATTCGTAACAACATCCGATGAGAAATAAGGTAACTTTATTCGTAGGTGACCAGGAACTTGATATGTTCGGGGATGAGGATATTACGATTAACCTATCCGTCCAAAACATTCAAGACATAAGCAAGGTCTTCACGGACTACACGCAAGGGTTCAGCGTTCCGGCATCACCCCGGAACAATTCAATCTTTGAACATTACTACCGCACGGATATTGTCGGTGGGGCTGATTACCGATTGCGTGCCGAAGGACGCATTGAAATCAACGGGTTGGTGTTCCGCTATGGTTCGATAGAGTTGGAAGGCGTACAGATGCGTAAGAATGCGCCCTATGCCTATGACGTCACCTTTTACGGACTGCTTGTAAACCTTACCGACCTTTTTGGTGAGGATTATTTGTACGACTTGGATATGTCGGCATACGACCACACCTACGACCAAGAAACGATTCACTCAGGGCTAACGACTAACGCTCTGGCCCCGGTAATCTATCCACTAATTACCCCGCAGGATGTTTGGTTCTACGAGAGTGATAGTATGAATAATGACCCGAACAACATACACTTTCATAATGTAAACCAAGACCACGGAGTTCAATACTACAATCTAAAACCCGCTATTCCGGTAGACCGCATATTTGATGCGATTGCTGCTAAGTACGGTGTATCGTTTAGCATATCCAACATCAACGACTTTGAGAAGTTGTATATGTGGTGCCACCGCAGGGCGGAGTATATGTACGGCCCAGGTGTATCGCTTACGCTTCCTTGGAATCTTGTTACCTTTAACGGAACATCAACACCTGCCGAATTTAATACTGCTACAGAAACCTGGACGGTAACGGAATCCAATACATACGATGTAACCATTACCACGGACAATGCCACGGTAGACTACGAGATAGGTGCATTTGTGAATGGGCAGTTGGTTCAGGCGTATGTAATCGATGCTCACCCAGCAGCATCCGAAACAAGAACATTTAGCATCGTCCTAACACTTGGTGATAAGGTTACCTTCTACACAAGGGCAAAGGAGTTCAATACGCTGACGCTTAAAGTTAGTTTGATTGAGGCGTATGTTGGTGCCACTCTGTATATGGACGCTACCAATAGTTCAACTCAAACAATAAATGCAGATGTAGACGTTTCGTCTAATATGCCAGAGCAGAAGGTATCTGACTTCGTATCTTCTATCTGCAAGATGTTTAATTTGGTGGTTATCCCAACGAGTTCTACGAGCTTTGATTTGTTGCCCTTAGGCGAATGGTATGCAAGTGGAGCAACAATCGACCTATCGCAATACTTCGACATCACAGAGAGCCAGGTAGAACGCCCGCAGTTGTACAAGCAAATTCAATTTCAGTACAACGAGACCGGAGCAATCACCGGAGAGCAATACCGCCTAACCAATAACGTGGGATATGGTGACCTAAGGGCGGAGTTTGTATTTGATACTACGGAAGAGTTGATGGTAGAGCCGCAATTTGACCAGATGCTTTTCAACATCTTGACAGACGAAGACGGTGGTGGTTTAACAGACATCCTCGCTGGTTATGCCGTCACCCGTGAACTGCAAACGTATGTCGGCCAACCATTCCTATTCTATGCTCCAGAGACCTATTTCATTGGTGATTTCCCGATTTCGTTTATTGACCTATCCAATATCATAACGGGAAACAATGCCGTGGAAGTAGATACACTTTGGTATTGCAACTCTTCATCTAAACCAACCAACGGAGCAACAACCTACTCCACAAACTTCGGAGCAGACCTTGACCCGTACTTTTTGGAATCCGTAAATAACTCGTTGTACAATGCGTATTGGAAAGATTATATTACAGATTTGTACGACCCTTCCCGTAGATTGGTACGCATTCCTGCTATTCTGCCTTTGGGCAAGATTCTAAATTTTGACCTAAAGAACAAGTTGTTGTGGAATGGGCAGAGGTGGATTGTCAACGTAGCAACATTCAATCTAACCACAGGAAGAGCAGAGTTTGAGTTATTAAATGATGTATGAGAGAATCGTATTTGAGTTATTTGGTGGAGGTTTTAAATAGCCAGCCCTATCTAGGGATAGACCACGACATTGAGATTGCAAAAGGAACGTATAAGTACACTAACGATAAAACCGAGGAGGGGATTAAAGAATGGCGATTGTCGAAACTGTAAAAATTCAGGGTGATGGTACCGACTTACAGGCAACCATTGACAAGCTTAATGCTGCTGCTGAAAAGTTGGCTAAATCTATTGCTGCGGTTCAGAGTCAGTATAAAGATGGTTTTGATACGCTAGCCAATGGTGCAAAAAAAGCAGGCGCAGAAATAAATAACAACCTCAGCGGTTCTATTGATAAAATATCTGATTCTGTATCGGGGTTAGATAATAGCGGATTTAATTCTATAAGCAAGGGAGCAAGCGAAGCGGCATTAGAAATAAACAATAACCTTAGCGGTTCTATTGACAAAGTATCAGAGAACATAGGCGCAATGCGTACTGACTCAAATAAGGGTTTTGGCGCAATAGCGAATGATGTAAGCAAGGTGTCTGAATCGGTGGCGGCTGACCTTGGTAATTTATCCAGTTCCGTAACGTCTGATGTCAACAAAATATCTAGCGCAATATCTGACTTAGACAATAGTGGATTCAACTCCATAGTTACCGGAGCGAATGAGGCGGCATCAGAAATCAATAACAACCTAAATGGTTCCATTGAGAACTTGTCGGAGAATATCGATGAGGTTTTTACCGATTCAAAAAAAGGTTTTAATGCAATAGCAACAGACGCAACTAAGGCATCTGAAGCAATAGGCGGTATTAAGATAGAACCTCTTAAACCCAAGATTGAAACAGAAGAAGCGAAAGAAGAGGTTGAAGAGCTTTCGGATTATATTAAAAAACTAATTACTTTACTTTCTGGCGTCCAAGCGCAAAGCAAGACCTCTTTTGAAAAAACAGAGACGGCAATAAAGGAAGTCCAGAAAGAAACCAAGAAGGCAAACAATACTTTTAAGGAAACAAAGACGAGCATTGAGGGGGTTCGCCAAGAGACCGAGAAGGCAGCGAATTCTTTCAAGGACTTGGCAAGTAGTGCGAAATCATTTGCCCTTGTTTCTCTTGCCCTTGATACGGCAAAGGATGCCTTCACCGCAAACCAAGCAGTAGCAGACGTATTTAATACCGCTCTTGGTGCTGTTCAGTTATCGGTATCACGAATTTTTGATTCTATCACAAAGGGCACTCCCTTGAATCTTGGAACGGTTATTTCTGATTCTCAGGAGATTGTTAAATTAGAAAACCAAGCAGCTCTTGCGGCAGCAAAGAGAACAGAGGTTCAGTTATCGTATCAGTTGCTTGCCGAACAAGCCCGCCAAGAACGAGATAACGAATTCAATAGTATAGAATCAAGAATTGAAGCAAACGACATTCTAAACGATATTCTAACCGAGCAATTAGAAAAGGAAAAAGCATTGGTAGAACAAGTCGTTGCAGCCACCCAAGCGCAATACGAGAAGATACCAAGTATTGAAAACGAGGTTGCATTAATTCAGGCACGTACCGAATTGGTAGATATTGAAGAGCGTGTTGCAGGTCAGCGTTCTGAGTTTCTGATGAATCAAATGTCCCTTAACCGGGAGATGGTTACCTACAATGAACTCATCCAAAAAAACGGGGATGTTATTTATGATGAATACGTTATTATTTCAGGTATTGAGGAAAACCGAAGAAAGGCATTAGACCTTGAGTATAATAAGCAGGTAGAGATTCTTGACATAGAGATTGAGATTGCTCACCAACGACTTAAAAGCGCAGCAGAAGGAACCGTAGCGCAACAAGAGGCATACGATGCATACTTGCAATTATTACAGGATAAATCGGCAGCAGAATCCCAATACGCACGAGATAGCAAGGAACTTGACCGAGAGGTAACTGCTGCAAAGTTTCAAATGGCAAAAGACGGCATTGCGGCAATAAGTGCCTTGTCTGCTGCTTTTGCAAATGAAGACGAAGAATCTAAAAGGCGGCAGTTTGAGTTTCAAAAGAAATTATCACTTGCAACTGCGGTTATTTCTGGTATTGAAGCAGTTCAGAACGCATACACTACCGCACAAAAGTCTCCGTACACCGCTGCCTTCCCTGGTTACCCTTATGTACAGGCAGGACTTGCCGCAGCGTTTAGCGTGGCGCAAGTTGCGTCAATCGCACGAACTCAATACGATTCACCAGATACCAACTTTGACACCGGAGGTTCCGGAGCGCCCTCGCAGCCACAATTAACTCCTCAGTTTAATGTCGTTGGGCGTTCGGGCATTAACCAATTAGCGCAAAGCGTTAACGAGAGAAACCAACAACCTATTCAGGCGTATGTGGTTGCCGGTGAGGTTACCAATGCACAACAATTAGCAAGACGCAGAGCAAGAACCGCAACATTCGGATAATGAAAAAAGTAATTGAACTTGTCCTTGAAGAAACCGAAGGACTAAACGGAATCAACGCAATATCAATCGTTGAACACCCAGCGATTGAGGAGAACTTTATCACCTTGGCTAAGGAGTACGAGGTAGAGTTCAAGGCGCAAGACGAGGAAAAGCGTATCCTGATGGGCGCTGCTTTGATTCCAAACAAAACAATCTACCGCAACCAGGGAGGCGAAGAGTTCTACGTGTATTTCTCAAAGGAGACGGTACGCAAGGCATCTGAGTTGTTCCTAATGCGTGGATACCAAGGAAACACCACCCTTGAACACGCAGCGGAGTTAAGTGGTTTGTCGGTTGTGGAATCTTGGATTGTTGAAGACCCGCAAAAGGATAAGACGGCTATCTACGGATTGGAACTTCCGGAGGGTACCTGGATGGTATCTATGAAGGTGAACAACGATGACATCTGGAATAACTACGTTAAGACCGGACGTGTTAAGGGCTTTTCCATTGAAGGGTACTTCGTTGACAAGATGCAGATGGAATCTCACTTGGAGCGCATCGAGGAAGAGGAAGCAGAGTTTATGCTTTCCAATATAATCGCCAAGATTAAAAAGGATGGTCGTTTAAAGAGCAAGAAGCGAATCGAAATGGAATCGTATACGGATTACCCGGAAGCGGTTCGCAACAACGCAAAGCGAGGAATTGAACTAAACGAGAAAGGCGGTAACAAATGCGCTACGGCAGTTGGCAAGATTCGAGCGCAACAACTCGCAGACGGACGTGCAATATCGGTAGAGACCATTACCCGTATGTATTCGTACCTATCCCGTGCAGAGGCGTACTACGATGAAAGCGATACCGCTGCTTGTGGTACTATTTCCTTCCTGCTATGGGGAGGTCTTGCCGCAAAGCGTTGGTCAGAATCTAAATTAAAAGAATTAGGTAAACTATGAAACAGACTCCAAGCCGTTCCTCACCAAAAGGAGACAAGCGTGGTTGCTTGTGCAAGAACAACACCTACTCAAAGAAGTGCTGCGATGGTTCGCTCCAGGCACAGGGAGTGGGAGTTACCGTCAAAGTCCCAACCTAAAAATGTAACAAAACCAATTAACGAGTAATTTGAATTATGAAAGCAACAGAAATTTTCCAGAAATTCTTTGCCGAGCTGTCCGCAGTTGAGACATCCGAAGTTGAGTTGGCGCAAGCCAAACTCGATAACGGCACCGTCCTAGAAGCTGAATCATTTGAGGCAGGCCAACCCATTTTCATCGTATCAGAGGAAGACCGTATTGCAGTCCCAGTCGGTGAGTATCAAATGGAAGATGGCCGCATTTTGGTTGTAGTTGAAGAAGGTGTTATCGGTGAAATCAAAGAAGCAGCAGCCGAGGTAGAAGAAGAAGCTCCATCAGTAGAGGTCGAGGTTGAAGCAGCCGTAGAGCCAACGATGGAGGACAAAATCAAGGAGATGGTTATGCCACTCATTGAAGAGATGAAAGCTGAGTTATCAGCAATCAAAGAGGAAATGGCAAAAAAGAAGCAAGAGATGTCTAGCGATATGCCTGCTGCTATGCCCATCCGCCACAACCCAGAAGCAGCACCTGCCCCTGCACGAGTGAACCTCGCACAGAATGCCCCGGAGTCTGCTCTTGACCGAGTTCTTGCCCGTATTAACAAATAAATCAATTAAACAATGCCCACGACTACTTCAATCACCACGACCTATGCTGGCGAATTCGCTGGCCGTTACGTGGCCGCTGCTCTTTTGAGCGCACCTACCTTGGACAAAGGTCTCATCGAGATTATGCCCAACGTATACTACAAATCCGTTATCCAAAAGGTTAACACAGACGACATCCTGAAGGACGCTACTTGCGACTTCGACCCAACATCTACCGTGACCTTGACCGAGCGTGTTTTGACCTTGGAAGAGTTCCAAGTTAACTTGCAGATGTGCAAGAAGGACTTCGAGCAAACTTGGCAGGCCGTAGAGATGGGTTATTCTTCTTTCAAGAATGTACCTGCTTCTTTCACCGACTTCATCGTTGCCTACGCTGCTGAGCGTGTTGCTGCTCGTATCGAGCAAAACATCTGGGCTGGTGTTAACGCATCTGCTGGTCAGTTCGCAGGATTCCAAACTTTGTTCGCTGCTGATTCTGACGTTATCGATGTAACCGGTACTACCGTTACTGCTTCTAACGTAATCACCGAGTTGGGTAAGGTAGTTGACGCTATCCCTGCTGCTCTTTACGGTAAGGAAGATTTGTACTTGTACGTTCCTCAGAACGTGGCTAAGGCCTACGTACGTGCTTTGGGTGGCTTTGCCGCTTCAGGAGTAGGTGCAAACGGTGTTGACAATGCTGGTACCACTTGGTTCAACAATCAGGAGTTGTACTTTGACGGTATCAAAGTTGCCGTTGCAAATGGTTTGTCTTCTAACAAAATGGTGGCTGCACAGAAGTCAAACTTGTTCTTCGGTACCGGTTTGTTGAGCGACAAGAACGAAGTTCGCCTGATTGATATGGCTGACATCGATGGTTCTCAGAACTTCCGCTTGATTATGCGTATGAGCGCTGGTATCCAATACGGTATCGGTAGCGACATCGTTTACTACGGAGCTTAATTAATTTCAAAAATCCTGATAGGGGTGGTGGTGTAATGACGCCCCACCCCTTTCTTTTTTAAACCAACTAAAAAAACAAAACAAAATGGCTTGTGCATTATCCCTTGGCCGAATCGAACCTTGCAAAGACGTTGTAGGTGGCATTCAGGCGGTTTACTTTCTGAACTATCAGAATCTTACGGTTACCTACGATGTAACCAATACAGACGCTATCGATACATTGGGTAGCGGTTTGACGGCATACAAATACGAATTGAAGGGTACGTCTTCTTTTGAGCAGGCAATTACTTCAAGCCGTGATAACGGAACTACGTTCTTTGACCAAACCTTGAACCTGACCTTGCACAAGTTGAGCAAGCAATCACACAAGGAAATCAAGTTGATGGCTTACGGCCGTCCTATCGTAATTGTAGAAGACCGCAACTCTAACTTCTTCGTTGCAGGTTTGGAACACGGTTGCGAGGTTACCGGAGGAACAATTGTTACTGGTGCTGCTATGGGCGATATGTCTGGTTACACCTTGACCTTGAACGGACAAGAGCAGTTGCCTGCAAACTTCTTGGACGGTACTTTGGCTGCTTCTGGTATTTCTACGATTGTCTCCGGTTCAGATTTTTAATGACCTATGGAAAAGGCATTAAAGATTATGAATGAGATGCAACCACGCAAGATTGACCTTGCGGCAAAATGGTTGCAGGTATGGGAAGCTGAAACAGACAAGGCAACTGGAGTTTTTGGAATTGTTCCCGCTTTGGAGCGTTTCATAAACGAGGCAAAAAACAACATTCAACAACACGGAATGGTTGCTGAAAAAATGAAGCCGTTTATTGATTCAGCAAAAGAGCTTGGTGCAGAAAACATTGTTGCTGACATCAATAGTCAGTTGCAAGAGAATAAAAGATACGCACAACAAGACCTTCGTTTAATCCAAGCCCTTGAACGTGCTTTGCAAGTGGCAAAAGAAATCTGAAATTACCAAACAAACACAATTAAGAGAGCCATCCTTCGGGGTGGCTTTTTTAATTAAAACAAAAAGCAACAAACGAGTTATTTGTAAGATGAACATTTTAACTACAAGCGCATCAGCGCAAAACTTAGTAATCATCCCTCGCTCGTTTCCTGCTTCTGTATCGGCACGGTTAACGAACGAATCCACCAATACCACCCAAACGCAAACAATCGCACCTACAAGCGCAAATGGGTATATGACGTTGAATGCTGCTTGGACTTTAAAGGAAGCAAACTTTTACCTATTGGAGGTATTTGATGGCGTAAATTTGATATACAGAGGTCGTGTGTTTTGCACGAACCAAACAAACTTCGAGAAGTTCACGGTAAACAATGGCGTTTACACGCAAGAGCAGGCAGGAGATAACACGTTCGTAATTATATGAGCAACATACGATTTATGGCTCTCAACTCCTACGTTAAGCCGCAGGTGAAAGAGGTTAGTGGAAAGAGTTGGATTGAGTACGGAGATGATAACAATTATTTCCAGTACCTAATCGACCGCTACAACGGAAGTCCTACAAACAACGCTATTATCAATGGCGTTATTGATATGATTTTTGGTAAGGGTCTTGCAGCAACAGACGCAGCACAAAAGCCAGATGAGTACGCAATGATGATGGGCTTGTTCACTAAGAACTGTGTCAAGAAGGTTGTTAGCGACTTTAAGATGATGGGCAATGCTGCCTTTCAGGTGATTTACAACCAAGACCATTCCAAGATTGTAGGTGTTGAGCATATCCCGGTAGAAACCTTACGAGCTGAACGTGCAAACGAAGACGGATTTATTCCCGCTTACTACTACGCTAAGGACTGGAATCGTGTAGCACAACGCAAAGAGGTACCTGTACGCATTGAGGCGTTTGGTATGTCCAAAGCAGGAATCGAGATTCTATACATCAAACCATACAAGGCAGGATACTACTACTACGCACCTACGGACTACCAAGGTTCCTTGCCTTATGCCGAATTGGAGGAAGAGGTAGCCAATTACCACATCAGCAACATCAAGAACGGCCTTGCACCGTCTATGCTGATTAACTTCAACAACGGAACACCAACAGAAGAAGAGCAGACGTTGATTGAAGCACGTATTGCGGATAAGTTCTCCGGTAGCTCGAATGCCGGTCGGTTTATCCTGGCCTTCAACGACAATAAGGAACTCGCAGCAACAATCGAACCCGTACAATTATCGGACGCAAGTGAGCAGTACCAATTCCTTTCGTCTGAATGTACGCAGAAGATTATGGTAGGCCACCGTGTAACGTCTCCGATGCTTTTGGGCATTAAGGACAATAGCGGTTTGGGTAATAATGCTGACGAATTGAAGACGGCATCTATCCTGTTCGATAACGTGGTTATTAGACCATTACAGGAGATTATACTTGATGCAATAGAGCAAGTGCTATCTTACAACGGAGCGTCTCTAAACATCTATTTCAAGACGTTGCAGCCGTTGGAGTTTAAGGAGGAGATTGTTGCTCCTGCCGAGGTGATTGAGGAAAATACAGGCGTTGAGGATAGCAGCGTTGCTTTGTCTGCTGACGTATCTGATGAGGTGCTAAACGAAATGTTTGAAACGCTAAACGAGTTTGGCGAAGACGAAGACTTAAACAACTGGGATTTGGTGGACGAACGTCCGGTGGATTACGAGCAGGAGGAATACTTGGATTCTATTTTGCAGTTTGCCAAGACCGGGGAAGCATTCCCGAACGCAAAGAGCGAGCAAGACGGAGAAACCAAAGACGGACGCAAGTACAAGATTCGCTATTCCTACGCTCCGGGAACCACCAAGACCAATAGCCGTGAGTTTTGTAAGATGATGGTAAACGCAAAGAAGGTCTACCGTAAGGAGGATATTCTGCGGATGCGTAAGCAGGAAGTTAACGCAGGATTTGGCCCACGTGGTGCATCAACATACGACATCTGGTTGTACAAAGGAGGCGCACGTTGCCATCACTTCTGGATGCGTAAGACGTACCTGGCAAAAGCCGAAGGCGTAACTCCTGACGCTAAAAACCCGAATGCTGACGTATCGGTAAACCAAGCTCGCAAGGCAGGTGTAAAGCCAGAGGTGAACAATCCAAAGGTTGCAAAGCGCCCAGTTGATATGCCGAATCAAGGATTCTTAAAACCACGCAAATAATGCCAACTGCTCTTTTCATCAAGCGTGAGGATATTGTCCGCAACACGGTAATCTCCGGTAACGTAGATACGGATAAGTTTATCCAATTTATCAAAATTGCCCAAGAGATTCACATCCAGAACTACACGGGTACGAAGTTGTACGACAAGATTTCTGCGGACATCATTGCCAACACACTTGCGGGTAATTACCTATCATTGGTAACCGACTACTTGCAGCCGATGCTTATCCACTTTGCGATGACAGAATACCTGCCGTTTGCGGCCTTTACGGTGGCTAATGGTGGTGTATACAAGCATACGAGCGAGAACGCAACAAACGCAGAGAAAATAGAAGTTGACTACTTAGTTGAAAAGGAGCGCACGATAGCCAAATACTACACGGAGCGCTTTATCGACTATATGTCTTTTAATCAATCCCTTTTCCCGGAATACAATGCAAACGTCAACGAAGACATCTACCCGGACAGAGATTCCCGCCCGGCATCGTGGGTACTATAAGGTAAAGAGCGAGAATCTAATCAAATTACAAAAGTATCTCGATGGAAAGTCCAAATAATACAATTCAATGGGGACAAGGTTCCGCCTACAACGAAATCGGTTGGGGGCAGGGCTATGTCAACAACATCAACTGGGGATTGATTCACCCGAACTCCTGGGGGCATCCAGAAACGAACCTAACGGGTCAGAGCGGTGATGCTTATGATTTCTTTTACTTACAACGTGTAACGGCAGCAGGTGGCTACTACGAGGGTAGTGCTTGTGCAGTTGCTAAAATCGATGCTTGGTTATAATTATGGGCTTCGTTTATAAGTGGCACGACAACTCAAATGGCAAATACTATATTGGTAGCCATTGTGGTGACTTATCAAGTAAGTACATAGGAAGCGGGATTGCGTTTAAGCGGGCGTATAAAAAAAGACCAGAGGCATTTGAGCGTGAAATACTTTACGTTGGAAACGACTACCAAGAACTTGAAGAGTTGATTCTTTTGACTCTTGATGCAGCAGCAGACGAGAAATCGTACAATATGAAGAATGCCGCAATGGGTGGCAATATGGGGCCAGAGGGAATTGAGAAGATGAGGGCCAAGGTAACTGGCAAGAAAGCGTCAGAAGCCACACGGGAAAAAATGAGAAATAAAATAGTCACCCAAGAGACAAGGCAGAGGATGTCAAAATCATTTGTTGAGTATTCTATTTATTGCGAACTAAACGGGAAGACATATTTTAGTGCCAACGAAGCTGCATTAGATTTAGGTTATTCAGCCATATACATTAGGCAGATGGCTAATAACAAAAAGAGGAACAGGTTACAACTACAAAGAATAGATAAAAATGAGTAATAGTTTTTACGATGAAGCGTCTTGGGTACTGATACCCGAAGGAATCAAGGAGGACGTAGTCTACGCCCAAAAGCCAACCGATGGATTGGGGGATTTGACGTTCACCCGTGCCTCTGATGCCACCCGTACAAATTCGGCAGGGGTGATAGAACGTACTCCTTGGAATTTCTTTCAAGATTCCGAAATGTTCTCAACCGCAAACTGGGGAAAACTCAATAGTTCAGTATCTGCAAATACAACAACCGCCCCAAACGGAACACTGACTGCTGATACGCTTGTTGAAAATACTGCAAATTCAACTCACATAGCACTTCAAATAACGGCTGGGCAAATATCTGGAAATACGTATACCGCATCAATATACGCAAAAGCGGCAGGTCGTTCTTGGATTGGATTGTTCAATAATGCTGGTGGAACTGGAAATGCTTTTTTTGATTTATCAAATGGAACAGTTGGAACCGTTTTAACTGGTTCGGCACAAATACAATCTGTTGGTAATGGTTGGTACAGATGCTCAATCACATTTGTTCCGACAACAACGGGCACTTTTAATATACAAGTAAGAATTGCCTCAGCTGACAATGTTCCAACCTACACAGGTAACGGGACATCGGGCATCTTCATTTGGGGCGCACAAATAGTAGAAGGCACAGACGCAAAGCCCTACTTCGCAACTACCAACCGCCAAGATGTACCACGACTTGACTACCGCAATGCAGATGGGACTGTAAGCACTTGTCCTCGCTTGTTGCTGGAACCCCAACGCACCAACTTGGTACCTAACGGAGTTTTATTTAATTCTTTAACTGGAGTTAGTTATGATAGCACCGTAACTGCATCTCCTGCTCCAGGAGTACAAAACGCTACCAGAATTACTAAAAATGAGGCTGCTGGTAATGTGCGCTATGCCAATCAAAATGCATCGGCTACTTTATTGGCTGGTTCATCAGTCTATACGTTAAGTAGATACTTTAAATACGATGGCTTTGATTTTCAAACTACAATGGAATATAACAATGCTGGCAACTGGGGCGGTGTTTCGTGGACTGTTCCTATTAATATAAGTTCTACATCCATAACGATAGGCACCCCGACTGCTTGTACTGCCACTATTGTTAATATGGGAAGCGGCTGGTATCGTGTTACTGCTACGATTACTACTGGAGCTATACCTGTTGGCTTTCCTACCTATCTAATGCGTTTACCTTCTACCCTATCTACTGGGCAGGGATTCTTGACCGCATTACCTCAACTTGAATTGGGGGCTTATGCTACTACGTTCATTCCTACCACTACGGCAGCGGTGACAAGGATTGCGGACGCTGCAAGTAAGACGGGCGTTTCTTCGCTTATTGGGCAGACGGAGGGGACTTTGTTTGTTGATATTACTTTAACTTCAAGGTCAAGTTTTTCTTATTTTGCTATTGCTCCAAACTTGGGGGCTACAAATACATACATTGGTATAGGCATAAGTGCAAGCTCAATATCTTTTGAGGTTGTTAATAGTGGCATCCAAGTTGCTTACAGCTTCCCAAACACCTCTACGGGTAGTTTCAAATTAGCATTTGCTTACAAAGCAAACGATTTTGTTGCCTATGTAAATGGGGCACTTGTACACACTGACACAAGTGGAACGGTTCCAACGTGTAGCCAAATTGGGCTAAACGCATATAACAATGCAGCTTCTTGGAACTATAACCAAGCCGCCCTATTCCCGACACGCCTAACCAACGCCCAACTCGCACAACTCACCACGTTATGACCTATCTAAAATACGCTTGGCCTACCGAAGGCCAGTTCATTACCGATATGCTTTCCGCAGGATTCGCAGAAATGAACGAAGGTGAGGTATCTTTTGTGAATTGTGCCGTACATCAAATCGGACTTGTGGAAAGCGACCCACGTTGGGCGGTAGATATCATTTGGGTAGCACCATCCGAATTCCAACAATACGTTGTTTGGCCTGCTCCGAATAGCGCAGTTCATTGGTTTGCGGGATGGGAATCAGCATACGCACAAGCATACTGCGAGGCCAATCCGACACTTTGTAACGAAGCAACAGGCGAATAATGAAAACAGACAGTACAAGTGCGGTAGCGACCTCTTGGAGTTTAGCGGTAGGTGGATTAACGATAGCCGAGGTGCATCAAATAGCAGGTCTATTCGTAATGCTGACCTCTTTTGTGTACACCTTGTGGCGTTGGAATCGGGATATTAAGAATGATAGATAGATTATTTAGAAATCCAAAAACAACGCTTATCGGCCTTATCCTGATTTCCTTTGGTGGAATCTTGGTTTGGTTCGAGAAAGCGTCTTTAACAGAGTTTAGTGCGTTTATAATGGGCGGGTTTGCCTTAATGATGAGTAGAGATGGCGAAGCAACAGGAGCAAACAAAAATCAAGAAGTCAAAAAGAAAACTGGGAAGGCACACCAAGAGCCAGAACAAAAGGGTGACGAGTAAGACCTACCGGGGTCAAGGTCGTTAAAACCATCATTAGAGCAATAAAAGGCACCTAATGATACTTAAAAGTAACAAAATACATAACCTATGCAACTTTCAAGGGACTTTATACTTTCTGAGTTTACAGATACCGATACCGGGTTACCGAACGTACCAGGCGAAGGAGAAATCCGTAACCTAAAGCTTTTAGCACAAAAGGTGCTGCAACCGGCACGGGATAAATTCGGAGTAATTAATGTTACGAGTGGATTTCGTTCACCGGAGGTAAACTCTTCGGTTAAAGGTAGCGCAACATCCGACCACCTATACGGAAGAGCAGCAGACATCCAATGTGAGGATATGGCATCTGTATTTAACTACATACGCAAATATCTGCCGTTTAAGCAACTCATTTGGGAATTTGGTACCGATGTACAACCTGGATGGATTCACGTATCCTATGACGTTCTAAACAATCGTGGTGAAGTTTTAAAAGCAATCAAGAAGAATGGAAAAACAAAGTACATCAAATTTTAACGACTGGTTAAATGAGCTTGAAGAAATTCCCACATCCCCTAGTTGTTCTATTGATAATCCTGATTGCGAGTCTTGCTCTGGGTAGTTGTTCTGCGGAATGGCATTTAACCCAGGCGATTCGCAAGGGAGCAAGAGTCGAACAATCAAGATGGGATACGTTGGTTATTACCAAGGAAAGAACCCTTTGGGATACCTTGACGCTAAATGATGTTGATACCGTAGTTGTCCAAAAGGACAACATTCGACTACGGATTGTTAGGAACTTTGATACTATACGTGTAAAGGCAATCTGCTTACCCGACACGGTGATGGTGACTAAGTACATTAACCGTACCATCAAAGCACCTGAGAAAAAAGCAATATGGGAAAAATACATAATGCTATTTGCAGTTGGTATGCTGCTTGTAGTGTTATTAAGGCGATAGAGGTGCTTTAGGTGCGTTCTAACGCATTATCTATCTAAGTTGGATAG